TAAAGCTTGTTAAAGGCGATAGGGTAATTGAAAGACGCAAAGTAGATTACGAAAACAATCAAAACATTTGGCATTTACGAGGTTGGAAGCTAGACGATGGTAAGCCAAAAGCACAACCAAAAGTAGAACCAAAGCCAGTAATGGAAGAAGCACCAAAGCCTAAGAAAACCGAAACAAAAAAGGCTGACTAATGGCTACAAATGAATTTAATGTTGCGAATACTAGCCTACAGAAAATACAGCCAGATATTCTAGGTTTTGGTATAACAACTTTTGAAGACCAACTTCAATTTGCTGAAAATGATGTAATTAGGCGTGTCAGAGAAGAATGGTGGGAAAGATACAGGCACACAGTACGCTATAAGGACATTACTAAAATAACGTCAGTAGAAATGGATAGTTCCAAACTCACGGACTCACAATGGACACAATCAGTTGTTTATTTGTGTTTATGGAAGTATGTCTATCCTATTTTGACCAAATGGCGTGACCCAGACACAGGGGAAGGAAAAGACGCTTTCCAAGTGCAGATAGATTTCTACAGAGATAGATATGAAGAAGAATTCCAAGCTATTCTAAGGGATGGGGTTGAATATGATGAAGATGGAGGGGGTACAGTAAGCGATAGCGAGAAAGAACCTATTCATCATCTAAGATTAGTTCGCTAATGGCAGTAGATTTAAAAGTTGACGTTAATTCTATAGAGGTCACAAGACTTTTAAAAAGAATTACAAGAAAACAAAAGGCGGTCATACAGAAATCATTGAACAGGGTGTCTAATATGGCGATGCTGATGATTACAAAGCGTACACAGTCGGGTAAGCTACCAGATGGGGGTCAAATGAGGGCATACGCTAAAGGCACAGTCAGAAGCAGAAAAAAGAGGGGTAGACAAACAGGGTTTGTAGACCTTACCGATACTGGTAAGATGTTTCGTAGTTTAGATTTCAAAACAATGGGTACAAAAAGCACTTTATTCTTCTCAAACATGGAAAGAGCAAAGATTGCTAGTTTTCACGACACATTCGGGGTAGGTAAAAGAAAAATAACAAGACCATTCTTTGCAATAGGCAATAAAGAAGAAGATAAGCTAAAAGCAGAGTTTGCTAGTTTTTATTTCAAAGAAATGCGGTTATGAGCAAAAGAGAAAACATAGCAGGTGATATAATTACAAAGCTTGATGCGGTGACAAGTCCTATTGAGTTCAAAAAGATTACACGAGAACCCTTTGAGGTTGAAGAACTAAGTGACGCACAATTTCCTGCTTTATTCGTTCAGTCTGGTGACGAAACAAGGGAAGTGGCAAGCATAGGTGACACAGGTGCAGGTATATATAGAGGAACAATAGATTTTCTGATTGTGGCTTTTGGCAAGGGTACAGACTCCAACATCGACACAGTTCGCAACCAAATAATAGAAGTGGTTGAAGAAACCTTGGATAATGATATAACTAGAAATGGTAATGCTATAGATACCCAGATTATTGACGCATCAACAGACGAGGGTACAATATATCCTTATGGTGGTGTACGAATAACAGCGAGGGTAATGTATGAATTTACAAGAGGGAGTGCATAATGGCAAAAGATATTACAATGAAAAAGGGTGATGAAACAATTACCATATCACAAGATTTTATAGACCATTACATTAAATTGGGATATAAATTAGAAAATGAAAAGGCTGTAAAAAAGGCAGTCAAAAAACCCGAACCAGAAGAAAAGGAGGTCTAAATGGCTACGCATCATGGGAAAGAGGGAGTTGTAACAGTAGGCGGTACAGCTATCGGTAATGTTACTGGATTCACCTTAGACACTACACACGACGTTGTTGAGGATACATCTTTAGGTGATACAGCAAAAACATTCAAAGCAGGTAGAGGAACATTCACGGCTTCTATAGATATGAACTACAATGAAGAAAATTCACAGCAAGCTTCATTGTTACAGGGTTCAAGTCTTAGCTTTGTATTCTTACCAGAGGGTAATGATTCTGGTGATGAAAGTTTTAGCGGTACTGGTATTGTTACTGGAATGTCAGTTGGTGTTACTTTAGATGGCATGACAACCAGAACTGTTTCTTTACAAGGTAATGGAGCAATAACCATCGGAACAGTCTAATGTCAGACCAAAACATTGACTACTTTGATGGTATTCGTGACCATTTCAGTCAGCTAGACACACAGATAATTGAAGTTCCAGAGTGGGGTTTGACAGGCGATAAGGCTATACATACCAAGCCTTTTAATATGCTTGAGAAACAAAAGATTTTCAAGGGTGCTACGAATACCGATTTGCTTGTACTCATTGACGTTATCATTGAAAAAGCCTTAACGAAAGATGGCGAAAAGATGTTTAACGCCAAGCACATTCTAGCCTTCAAAACAAAAGCTGACACAAATGTAATTGCAGATGTTGCCACAAAGATAATGGGAACTGGTAATGAAGATATTGAGGATTATAAAAAAAACTAAAGAATGATGTAGAATTACACAACATATTTGGTTTAGCCGAAAAGCTTCACAAAACAGTTTCCGAAATCTTGCAAATGTCTGTTGAAGAATTTAATATGTGGATTGCTTACTTTCAAATCCAACATGAAGAACGAGAACGACAAGAACGACTAGCAAAGGCAAGTAGATAGTGGCAACAAAACAAGTAAATATAGACATCATAGCGAAGGATAAAACCCGACAAGCTATGAAATCAGCTTCTACAGGTCTTAACAATTTAAAAAAGTCTGTCTTTAACTTACAAACCGCTTTAGTAGGCATAGGTGGTACTTTAGTCGCTAAAAGTTTTCTCGACACCGCAAGGGAAACCGAAAGACTACAAGTCAGATTTAAGTTTCTATTTGACGATGTAAGAGAGGGTGAGAAAGCCTTTAGAGGTCTTACAGAGTTTGCAAGTAAAGTACCTTTTAGCCTAGAAGAAATACAAAGAGGTGCAGGTAATCTAGCGGTTGTTTCTCAAAGTGCTGAAGAAATGAATAGGTTACTGGCTATCACAGGCGATTTAGCGGTAGCATCTGGATTAGACTTCCAAACAACAGCCGAACAATTACAAAGAGTATTTTCAAGTGGTATAAACTCCGCAGACCTTTTTAGAGAAAGAGGTGTTAGAGAAATGCTAGGCTTTGAAGCAGGAGTCGCAATAAGTGCAGAAAAGTCAAAGCAACACATAATAGATATTTTTGAAGAGGGTAGTAAATCCTTTGTCGGTGGAAGTCAAGTAATGGCAGACACCTTTGATGGTGTTATTTCTATGATTGGGGATAAGGTTAGACTTTTCAAACAAGATGTAATGGATGCAGGGCCATTTGAAGCACTTAAAATCTCAGCACAACTTTTAGATGAAGCCTTAGTTAAAAACTTTGGAAGTATAGAAAAATCAGCCGAAGCAGTTGGAGAAGCAATAGTTACAGCTACTACGAAAACTATTTTCTTTGGAGCAGGTGTTATTGATGCTTTTAGACCAACTTTTGCTTTCTTGGGGGGTTCGATTGTAAACTTAGTAAGAACTGTCCAGAAGTTTCCTGCACCAATACCAGAAATAGGACTACTTGGCTTTTTGATGCTTGGTAAAAAAGGAAAAGCGGTAGTTTTAGGAATGGCTTTAGCCAAAAAAGAATTTGATGACCTCAACCCTAGTATGAGTACAAGCGTTGCATTAGGTTTAAGGTTAGCGGAAATTTTTGCAAATAAATTGAATATGCCGATTGCTGAACCTATGAAAGAGTTAAATAAACAAACTCAAAACACTTCCGAAACAGTAGACAAGCTAGTTGAAGATTTCGTGCCATTTACTACTGAATTAGATAATGCAATAAAAAATGGAGAGGGAGTACAAGCATCAGTTGCCAAAATTAGTAAGCGAATACTCGAACAACTTGCATTAACAAAAAAACTGAAAGAAGAAGAAAAACTTAGAGCGTCAGCAGTTGAAGCAGTTCAAACAGCTTTAGCGGTTTCGTCTACAAAAACAACAAAGGCAATCGTAAATGAAACCAATGCAACAATGGGTCTAGCAAAAGCTAGGGAAGAAGCTATCAAAGCTGTTAAAACCGCTTTAAGTGTTTCTTCAATGCCAACTATGGACACAGGATTATTCTCTAACTTTACTAAGGGTTTCAAGGATGTTGCGGAGTCACAAAAACAAATGTTTACCCAGATGCGTGATATAGGTGCGGAATCGTTTGACAGACTCAAATCATCACTTACGGATTTTGTAATGACAGGCAAACTAAGTTTCGCTGATTTGGGAACTTTTGTAGTTCGGTCAATGGTGGATATGCTTATAGGCGAAGCCATAAAAAATGCTTTGGATGGCTCTCTTAAAATGTTCAAAGCAAGTTCCATTAAGAAAGCCTTAATTAGCTTACATGAGGGTGCTATGAAAACTTTTGCTTCTATACCCTTTCCATTAAATCTTGTGGCTGTAGGCGGTGCGTTAGCGTTTGGAGCAGGAATAGTAAATAAGATGAGAGGGTTTGAAAAAGGTGGTAGACCGCCAGTAGGCCGAGCAAGCATTGTAGGTGAAAAAGGTGCAGAACTCTTTGTGCCAGACCAAGCAGGAACAATAGTACCAAATGACAGACTAGGCATGGGAAAAGAGGTCACAGTTAACTTCAATATAAGCACAGTAGATGCTAGAGGTTTCAACGAATTACTGGTAAATAGTCGAGGTGTAATAGTTAATCTTATTAATAGTGCGGTGAACGAAAAGGGTAGAATGGCAGTAATATGAGTGGAGCATTACCTAAAACAGATTTTACAGCTAT